AGCTCTGGTGAAGCATGGTCAGGTTCGACCGGTTGATGATCATGAAACATTCTCCGCTTAGAGGATGTCGACGCCGACGTGCACCCACACGCCGTAGTCGTCGATGGCGAGCACCGGCCCGGCCTTCACGTCGTTCGTCGCGCCGGAGTCCTGGACGGTCTCGTCGTCCTTGAGGTAGCAGAGCTTGCCGATGTCGCCCTGCGCCAGCGCGTTGGTGCTGTCGTTCTTGAACGCATGCACCGCCCCGCGCCGCACCATGATGGTGTCGTCGCCGTCGCTGGAGCCGCTGGTCTTCGTCTCCTCGGCGACGCCGGCCACGGTGCAGGAC